GGCAGTAATTACAGTTTCACAGAGTTATATGGAACTGGCTCTGCTGCTGGTTCTTACAGAGAATCAAATCAATCTATACCCTGGGTATCTGCGAATGTTGGAGTGCCTTCAACTATTAAAGCAAATACCATAATGAACTTTATGAATTATAGTAATTCAACAACTTACAAAACTTGGATTGCTAGGATGAATAGCGTTGATGCTCCTTCTTATCCAGGAACTGCGGCATCAGTTGGTCTATGGCGCAGCACAAACGCGATTACAACAATTACGCTGAAAAATCGCACAAGTGGCGTTGATTACAATTTTGCTTCAGGCTCTACCTTCTCGTTATATGGTATAAAAAGTGCTTAGCGCCTTGAAAGGAATTAACTAATATGGCAACTACATTTGAGGCAATCGCCACAGTGACTGTGGGTAGCGGTGGGGCGGCTGATATAGAGTTCACTAGCATACCTGGAACTTATACTGATTTGCTTATTAAATACTCTTTGCGCTCAGACCAAGCCGTAGATTACAACTATGCTTATATGAGAATAAATGGAGTAACTACTTCTTCATATAGTTACAAAGGAGTTTATGCAGACTCTAACACTCCTGGTTCGTACGGTACTACTAATAACAATTTAATTGAGATGAACTTAACAGTAGGTGCAAACAGCACAGCATCAACTTTTAGCAATGGTGAATGTTATCTACCAAACTATACTTCATCTTCAAATAAATCAATTTCAGTAGATGCCGTATCTGAAAAAAATGCTTCCACAGGTGTTGGACTATATTTAAGCGCTGGTCTATTTAGTACATCATCTGCCATTACTAGTATTTCTATATATGCTAGTGGGTCGTTAAAATTTGTCCAATACTCAACCGCCACCTTATACGGCATCAAAAACTCCTAAGAAAGGAAAACAATGACACATAAACTCGTAGTGGACTGCTCAACAGGAGTAGTCGCAGAGGTAGAACTAACGGCTGAGGAAATCGCTCAGCGTGAGGCAGACGCAGCAGCCTTTGCTGTAGCAGAAGCAGAACGCATCGCAGCAGAGCAGGCTAAGGCAGAGGCTAAGGCAAGTGCCGAGGCTAAACTTGCAGCACTTGGTTTAACCGCAGAAGAAATCGCAGCCCTTTCTAAGTAAGGAGTAGGTAATTGTCCTACGGATCTGATGTAACAGAGGGCATTCCATATACCCTTTCTAACCCTGCTGGCTCAACTAACTTTCAGGCTACAGGTGTTGCCTACGATATAGCCATCAACGGCTTGCCATTCTTTCTGGCTGCCAGTGATGACTCACCCTATCGCCGTGTAACGGCGCAGTATCGTAAGCAGCAGTATGACCAGACCCGTGAGGCTGGTGAACAGTCTCTAACTGGTTGGTGGTTTAGAAGCCAGTCATCATTTCATTTAGGTGCTGGCATTAAATACTTTGAACCTGCTCAGGATGAATCACTGCGCTTCCAATACACAGAGTCCAAGGGATTAGATGTCTGGACTAAGGGACAGGCTACCCTACTAAATACCACAGTCAGGGCTTTATCTAGCGCTAATGACACAATCATTATTGGTGCTAATGATGGAACTAATGACTGTCTAGTTGTAGCAGATGGCTCTGATTTGAAAAAGATTACGATGAGTAGTGATACTCCTACCTCATCTACCTATACCCAAGCAGGAACTGCATCTACAATCCTTGACCTGACCACAGATGGAATCAGATACTGGTTTATCAATGGAACTCACGTCCATCGTGGCAATATCGGTGGCGCTACAGGCGATGTTGAAACCTATAACGCTTCAGGTACGACCAGTGCCAGAATTAAATATATCAAGCAACGCCTAATTGCTACTATCAATAATAAAGTTTATGAATTAAATGCTACTCACGTTGCTGGTGGCGCTCTACCTGCAGACCATTACACCCATCCGCAGACTGACTGGACTTGGACTACTATCTCAGAAGGTCCTAATGCTATCTATGTAGGTGGCTATAGCCGCGAGAACTCATCCATCTATAAGATTACTTTAGATTTAGCCAATGCCAATGCTCTTGGTTTTCCAGAGTTAAGCGTTCCTTCGGTAGTAATAGACCTACCTGAAGGTGAGAAAATCAATACCTTTGATACCTACCTTGGTACCTACGCGGTGCTATGCACCAATAAAGGTGTGCGAGTAGGAGTTCTAGGTGCTGATGGCAATGTCTCTTATGGACCGCTACTATTTGAAACAGAGTGTACCGATGTTGTATTCAGAGATAAGTTTGCTTATGTATCTACCAAGCAGGGAAGTGAATCAGGTCTAGTCCGTATTGACCTATCACAGCCAGTAGTTCCTAACAGCCTAGTCTTTGCTTATGCTTGGGATGTATATGCCTCTGGCGAAACTACTCTTACTAACTCAACAGCCTTTCTTGGTGGCACAGATCGCGTAGCATTTAGCGTTCCAGGCGATGGAGTATGGATTGAATCATACGGAGTCAAGGTTGCCTCTGGTTACTTAAAAACTGGCTTTATCCGCTATAACACTCTTGAAGGTAAGTTATTCAAACTACTTACCCCGCGTATTGATACTACCAATGGTAGTTTGAGCATCTCATCTATTGGCTATGACTATACTGAATATGCAATCGGTTCTTTTGCTGAAGAATCTACCGTCTCTGAGATTGGTATTCCTTATCCGCAAGGACCTCAAGAATATCTGGCTTTCAAGTTCACATTAAACCGTGATGCTCAAGACAGCACTCTTGGACCGCTATTTACTGGTTATCAACTCAAGTCTTTACCATCAGTTCCTCGTCAGAGGCTAATTCAATATCCGCTATTCTGCTTTGACCACGAGAGCGATAAGTTCGGTGTGGAAGTAGGCTACGAAGGTTCCTCTTGGGATCGTATGCAGCAACTAGAAGCAGTAGAAAACGCAGGCGATACCATCCGAGTAGAGGATTTCCGCACAGGAGAATCCTTTATTGGCCTGATAGAAGAGATGGACTTTATCAATAAAACCCCACAAGATAAGAAGTTCTCTGGGTTCGGAGGCTTACTTGTAGTGACAATACGGAGCGTATAAATGACACCTACAGAATGGGCAACTCTGCTAGTAGCAATACTAACCATAATCACTGGCTTTGCTGGCGTTGTACGCTGGTTAGTTAAGCATTACCTATATGAACTAAGACCCAATGGTGGCTCCAGCCTTAAAGATAAAGTTAATTTGCTAGAAGAAAAAGTAGAATTACTGACTGAGTTAGTCAAGGAAGCACTGAGGAAATGAATGAAACCTGTTGCAAAGAGTGCAACACCTGCAGCCATTGCCGTTCTAAGGCAGGCAACTGCGCTTGCACCGAAGCGGAACAAGGCATCGGATGGCCTACTGCCAAGCAAGGCTCACATCAAGGCAAGTCCTAATTCAGATCACAATACAGGCTTAGCAGTAGACCTGACTCACGACCCAAAGGCAGGTATTGACTGTGCCGAGATATTTGAAAAACTTAAAGAAGATGACAGGGTTTCCTACCTTATCTTCAATAAAAAAATTTGGTCACGCCAGTATGCTAACCGTGGCAATCGCCCTTATACTGGTAGTAACCCTCACACTAAGCATCTTCATATCTCTATCAACGCTGATATGGCTAATGATACTAGCCCTTGGTTTTGGTGGATGAATCAACCTAAAGTTGTGAATCAGATTGTGGCTGGTCTTCAGCCTCAACCTAAGAAGAAGGTGGCAAAAGGTACCAATTTGGTACCAGTATGTACCTGTTGTCAGGTTCACAAACCCAAGAGAAAGGCACGATAGTGGAAACACTAAAGCAAATCTCTCTAACCTGGTTCCGCGCTGCAGCATCTGCTGCTATTGCGTTGTACCTTGCTGGAGAAACAGACCTCAAAACNNNCAGTTTGTAGCAAGCGCGAGGCAAAAGGCCCTCATCCCTAACGGGGTGGGGGCTTCTTTTTTTATGCCTAAAAACTATTTTCTTCTTTATCTACTGGGCAAGGTATGCGTACTAGGTTGCCACAGTTAGCACAGGTAGCATCTAAACCCCACCAAGCAATATCGTAATCATCAAACTGAGCAAAGATATTAAAGACTGTGCAACCACAGGAACAAGCGTGGACTGGACCTAAAGAACGTAGGTCAGCAGCAGTAATAGGTGGAAGAGGAGTGCTATATTTCAGCAGCCGAAGTAGACGGAACCACATTCTCTGCACGGCTCCCTCCTTGAGGTCGGTCGCCTCTCGGCCTTTGGCCTCGGCACCGTAAGGTGCCGTTTAATTCGCCTTCGGCTCATATTGTAATAATCCATAAGAGTGTCGCTGACGCGACACGCCGTATCTCCACTACCATTATCCAGTGACCACATTAGTAGCAATCGAACTAGACGATAGAGCAGTCATAGCAGCAGACAGTCAGATAACAGAAGATAATCTGCGTACTATTAGTACATCCACACCTAAGATTATTCACGTAGGCAAGTACATACTAGGTCTTGTCGGTGATGCTAGGCCAGGAGATATCCTCGCCTATAACTGGACTCCGCCCACCTACAAAGGCGCAGACCCCGTGCAGTGGATGGGTAAGAAAGTTATGCCGTCCATACTCACGGCATTCAAAGAGAATGGATATGAACCTTATGAAGCGTCCAAAGACAAAGAAGCAGGATTCGACTACATTGTCGCGTTTAATGGGAATGTATTCCATATCGCGACGGACTTATCGTTTATCAAATCTGACCACAAAATTTATGGAATCGGCAGTGGCGGTGCTTATGCTCTCGGTTATCTTTATGATCGTGTGGGTCGTCTCACTATTGGTAATGTAGAGCAACACGCCGAGAAAGCCGTTCAAATTGCTTCAATGCTTGACATCAATACTTGTCCTCCGATTCAATGTGTCACTCAGGAGAGGATTATATGAGAGACAGATGGACTATGAATGTTACCAGTGGCTCCATTGGCAACTGGGGTTTAGGTATTGATTACTACAGAGAATATGAAGATATGCCTTTGCAGATTATTGCTAGGATATTTGTAATCAATCTGATATTCTTTCGCATTACAATAAACAGGTGGGAAGAATACAAATGGATGTAAAAGATTTACTTATCAAGGCTCTATACGAAAAAGAAAACAAACGACCACGTTCTACGCAGGTCCAAATAGGACCATCTGAACTAGGTAGTTGCCGTCGTAAGGTTTGGTACAAGTTACATAACCAGCCTGAGACTAATGAAAATGAATTGAAATTGGCTGCAATTATGGGAACTGCTATCCACGACACCATTGAAAAGGCTTTATCAAATAACAAGGAAGTTCTACTAGAGCAGAGCGTAGAACATAATGGGATGAAAGCCCACGTAGATCTCTACATCCCTGGGACAGGAGATGTAGTTGATTGGAAGACAGTGAAGTTGAAGAACCTCACTTACTTTCCAAGCCAGCAGCAACGCTGGCAAATACATACTTACGGATACTTAATAGAACAAAGTGGATTGGGGAAGGTCCACAATGTGCATCTTGTGGCTATACCACGAGACGGTGACGAGCGCGATGTAAAGGTCCACTCAGAGAAGTACGATTCTTCCATCGCGCTTGAAGCCTTATCTTGGTTAGAAGGTGTGAAGCAATCAGAGTTTCCACCAGAGCCTGAGAAAGATGAAAGTTACTGTAAGTTATATTGTAAATACTACGACTCGTCAGGTGAGATGGGATGCGTTGGTATAAAAAAAGAACATACAAAAACTGAATTAAAGTTAATAGAGGATAGATCAGCAGCAGACAAAGCGCTGACTTATCTACAACTAGATAATAAAATAAAAGAATTGACTACAGAAAAGGATGCTTTGAAAGAAGCACTTGCTGGTGTAGTCGGTGTCACTGACACAGGAGTAGAAGTTCGTTGGTCTACTGTGGCTGGTGCCAAACAAGTCAATAAGGAAAAGGTCGAAGAACTTCTAGGCTATCTTCCTATAATCGAAGGCAAGGAAACTCTTCGCCTTTCTGTCAAACACAATGGAGGTAAGTAAATGGCTGCGCCAGAATCAACAAAGTTTCAAGTAAGTTTTTATTCAGCAGATCAAACGCTGATTAACTTATACGCATCAAGCAAGGAGGAACTAGAGTCGCTGTTAAATACAGCGCAGGACTTTTCACCACTCATTGGAAGTGTTGTCCAATCTTACAAAGGCTCTTCATCTCCTGCGCCCGTATCAAGTGCTGCACCAGCAGCAAAACCTCAGGTAGTTGAAGGTCAGACTCCTGAATGTAAGCACGGTCAGATGCAATATAGAACTGGTAACGGAGCAAAAGGTCCTTGGCGTGCTTGGATGTGTGCTGCACCAAAGGGTGCTCCTGACAAGTGCGACGCAATCTGGGTTCGATAACTTCGTGCGTGACCCACGAGAGTACGAAAGTCCTCTCTGTGCGGAAGTTGATGGCGAATACTGGTTCCCAGAAGATATATCTGGTAACGGAAAATACGAAGGTGTCAATCTCGCTAAACGTATTTGTGGAAACTGTCGTCACCGAACTGAATGCGCCGAATGGGGAATCAATAAAGAACGCTATGGAATGTGGGGAGGACTCACTTCTAATCAGCGTAGGATAATTAGAAGACAACGTGGGATAGTTTTACCAAAAGAAGAAAGGGAGGAGAGAGGTGCTTAGGCTTTCTCGTGCGTGGCAATCCACTAACATTAAAGCCACGCCACTGCCTGATGTATGGAAGTCTCTCAACTCTACTGAAGTCAATGTAAAATTTAGAAGAGGACAAGTCTGTATGGTTGCTGCTGCACCCAATGCTGGCAAGTCTATGTTTGCTTTGGTCTATGCAATCAAGGCAAATATCCCAACGCTTTTCTTTTCGGCAGATACCGACACTGCAACTGTAATGATACGTACTGCTGCTCATCTGTCAGGTCATTCACAACTGACAGTTGAAACTAATTTACAAAAAAATACACGTCACTACCAAGAATACCTTTCTAAGATGCAGAACATACAGTGGGTCTTTGACTCCAGTCCGTCACTCGATGATATCGAGATGGAGATAAAGGCATACATCGAACTGTATGGAATTGCACCTGAACTTATAGTGATAGATAACTTAATGAATGTAGCAGCCGAGACAGATAATGAATGGGCTGGACTACGTGCAATTATGATGGAGTTACACGATATGGCACGCAAGACCGAAGCGTGTGTGCTAGTACTTCATCACGTATCAGAACAGAGTGAGTATGGATCTCCCACGATGCCCCCTCCTCGTCGTGCTATACACGGTAAGGTAAGTCAATTACCTGCCATCATTCTGACCCTTGGTTACGACCCCTCCCAAGGAATGCTTCGGGTTGCTGCCGTGAAGAATCGGTTTGGTCCTCACTACGCTGATGCTTCACGGTGGGCAACACTCTTTACAAACTTTGCTGCGTGTCAGATAGGTGATTCTGATTCGCAAGGAAGGGCATACTTACATTCTAATTTGCAGGTGAGACATTGAGTAGTTACAACAAGGCTAAGGGTTCTAAGTTTGA